ATGGCAACTTATTATAGATTAAAAGGGGAATGAAATGAAAACAATTAGAATAAAAGCTATGCCTGAGATTTTTGATGACCCTATATGCTGTAATGATAGGTGGAGTGCTTGCCAATTTCTTGCAAGCCGGGGTTATGGTCCATGTAGTTTATTTAAGAAGAATACAAAACGGGCTAAAACTTCTGATGGATATTCAATACGGGAGAAGCATAATGAATGTAAAGAATGTTATAAAGAAAGATTAAAAATGATTGCAGAACTAATACCATCTGATTTACATGATGATACCTTAAACGATCATCTTTGAAATAATAAAGCAGAGTGGTGCTAACCGCTAATAAAAGGAAAATAAAATGACACATTGGACAGAAATGGAACCAGAAGAAAATGAAGGTACTGACGAAGTAAATTGGATTGAGTGTCCTATATGTGGTTATGAATATGATTCAGGGTCAGAATATAAATGCCCAAATTGTTTAAAATAAAAGGGGAATGAAATGGAATTAGTAGAAATTATGAAAATGGGAAGTGAAATCTATTCTGGAATGCCCATCAATCACGCTGTATTTATTGGGCATAAAGGTGTATGGAGAACTTATCAGTCTGTGGTAACTTTCTTTCCTTTTAAAACTACCGTGGCAGCTTGTTCAGTTAATACAAAAAATCTCAAAAGTGTATTATCAAAACTAAATGAAGCCACTTATAAATTTACTGAAAAAAATCTGATTATAAAGATCAAAAATATTTCAGTTCGATTGCCTTATATGACTACAGATAAATCAGATTTAACCACATTTAAATTATTGCAGCAAAGGGCACAAACTGCATTTAAATGGAAATTAATTCCAAAAAACTTCGTTGATTGTGTTTATTCATGCAGTAAAACAATTTCAGAAAATGCCATACATGGTACTTTAACATGTTTTTCTTTTGTTAATAATGAAGTAGAAACATCCAATAATATTTCATTATCTATTGCAAAACTCAATGGAGATTTTCCTGACTGTTTAATGGATAAGCAAGCATTGCTTGGCGCAATAGCAATAGAACCAACGGAATATAAAATTGTTGAAAAGTATATTATATTCCGAAATAAAGATAACGTTATCATTCAACTTCCCATTGTTAATGGGGAATTTCCTGATTTTGGAAGTATTAAAGATTTTGAATGCTCTGAATATATTGAATTAGATACTGAGGCTTTAAATACAATTGCTGAAATATCTGAGGCACTGTTTGAAGGTTCAGATATGCATGATAATACTTTGAATGTTACTATTGAAAATGGATTTTTAACGATTCAAAACGATTCAAATACAGGAAAGGTAGAAGCAAATATTAAAGTGGAGTATGATAAAGATTTTTCTTTCTCCATTGATAGTAAAACATTACAAATCTTAACCGAAACAAATACAAAATTAGGAATAGAAGATAGCAAAATTGTTGTTAAGTCAGAGGGCTTTAAAATAATCTCAAGTGTAGGAGAATAATATGCCTGGATTTTTTACATCATCTGATTTACAAAGAAAATTTAAAGTAGAAGTAGATCCAGAAAATTTACAATCTGATTGTGATAAATGTGGATTAGACAAAAACTGTTTACACCCTAAGATAGGTGTTTCAGGAGAAGGTAAAAAGAAAATTTTAATTATTGGTGAATTCCCTTCCTTAAAAGATGATCGTTATGGAGTTCATTATGTTGGAGAAGCTGGGGATTTATTAAAGAAAAAATTAAAAGAAAATGGTATTCTTCTTAATTCAGATTGTTGGAAAACAGCCGTTATAAGATGCATACCTGAAAATAATAAACCATCACAAGCTCAAATCAAACACTGTTATCCTGAAATTGAAAAAATAATAAAACAATTAAAACCTAAACTAATATTACTTTTTGGTAGTTTAGCCGTGACTTCATTATTTGGTGAAGATTACTCTAATAGAAAAATTGAACGTTGGAGACGTTACTGTATACCTGATGAACGTTTCAATTGTAATATTATTCCTTTATATAATCCTACAGATTTAATTAAAAATGAAAAAGACAAAAATTTACAAAAGCTATTCGACAGAGATTTAAAATATGCTGTAAGATGTCTTAATCGTAAGGTGATTGAACGAAAAGAATATGAAAGCTATGTTACTACTCTAACAGATTTTAAACGTGTTAAAACACTGTTAAAACGAATTATAAAACGCAAGATAACAATTGCATATGATTATGAAACGACTGGACTAAAGCCTTTTAAAAAAGGGCATAAAGTAGTCACAATAGGTATTGCAGTTTCAGCAACTAAAGCATTTGCTTTTCCTTATCAATGGAAACAATTCTGGTTAAAAAAAGAATTCAAAGTAATTAGAAATTTATGGCAACAAATATTAGCAGATGATAAAATAGACAAAATAGCCCATAACTCAAAATTTGAAGAAGTTTGGTCTACTGTAATTTTTAATAGGCGCCCTAATTGTCATTTTGATACTATGATGTGTGAGCATATTTTGGATAATAGATCAGCATCAACGGGATTAAAGTTTCAATCATTCGTGCATTATGGTATTAGACCATATGACAAAACTATTGCTCCTTTTTTAAAAGCTAAGGATGGTGAATTTAACACGATTGAAAAAGCCCCTTTAAAAGATATATTAATTTATAATGGACTTGATGTTATTTTTACATATATGAGGTATAATGATCAGATTAAAATAATCACCAAGAATAATCTTTTATTAAAAGCATATAATTTTTTCATGCGTGGAAATAAACAAATGGCAACTATTCAAATGAATGGTATTTGTATGAATAGTAATTATTATACCCGAACTGAACTTGATCTTCAAAAGAAAGTGGATGATCGAAAAGAATACTTAACAACAGGCAGAGAGGCAAGATCATTTGCAGAAAAATATAATAGAGAAATAAAAATAACATCAAATCAAGACTTAGGCAAATTGTTTTATGAAGTATTGGGGAAAAAGCCCATTTATACTAATGAAAAACAAATTAATTATAGGACTGATAAAACCACATTAGAATCATTGAATTTGCCCTTTGTTGATAAACTTCTTGAAATGAAAAAGTACGAAAAAGCAAACGGAACATATCTTGGTCAATTTGCAAGAGAAATATATCGTGGTAAAATGTATCCATTTTTTGATTTAAATATTCCTGTAACATATAGAGGATCATCATTAAAACCAAATTTTCAAAATCTGCCTGCAAGAGATGCTGAAATTAAAAGGTTGATCAGAATGGGAATTATTCCAAATTTGAATTGTGTCCTAAGTGAAATTGACTTTTCAGGATCAGAGGTTATAACAAGTGCAACATATCATAAAGACCCAACATTCATTCACGATATAACTGTTGGTGATATGCATAGAGATTTCGCTATAGAGTTATGGCAACTCCCACCAGACATGATGGACAAACGAAAAAATCCAAGTTATACTGATGCGGAATTAAAAATGATTAAAGATATCCGATTCTTTGCAAAAAATGATTGGACATTTGCTCAATTATATGGAGATTGGTTTGGATCATGTGGAAAAATGTTATGGGAAGATGGTATTGATTCTGAAACAAAATTACCAAATGGAATGAATTTACAGCAATGGACTGAAAGTAAAGGAATTTATGAACTCGGAGAGATTACTTCAGATGGACCCACACCGGGCAGCTTTCTTGAACATTGTAAAAAAGTAGAAGAAAAAATGTGGAATAAAAGGTGGCCAATATATACACAATGGAGAAAAGATATTGTAGATTTTTATCAAAATTATGGGTATATTGAGAATCACTTTGGTTTTAGATTCAGAGGATATATGAATAGAAACCAATGCACTAATTTTCCAATTCAATCAGCCTCATTTCACATATTAGTTTATACCCTTATTGAAGTTCAGAAATTTATTGATAAACATAAATTGAAAACAAAAATAAGTGGACAAGTACATGATTCAATTATTTCCAATGTCCCGAGAGATGAAATTAAATTCTATCATGCTGAGGTTAATAAAATTGTTAAGAATTTAAAGAATGTATTTCCTTGGTTAATTATTCCAATGAAAATAGAAGCAGAAATATCTAAATTAAGAGAAGATGGTGGCAATTTTGCGGAACTAAAGGAAGTCAATCCAGATGATGCAAAATTGTGGTATGATAAAGCAGCATAAACACGTAACAAGAAGGAGAAGGAGAATGGACACAAAAGACGTAGTAGAAAAAGAAGAAGGACAAGTGGCTAAAAAAGAATCGGCTTTAGGAGCTTTTGTTGCTTCTTTAAAAAGAAACAACAGAAAAATTAGAGAAGATCGGGCAACAGCAATATCCGAAGATACCTCTCTTGTTTACAAAAGGAAAGTTGAAGACCTTGCAATTGCAGTTAAACGCATGAAAAGAACCAGAGAGAATATGTATGATCTTTCTCCTGAAAATGCGTTGAATTTATCACCAGCAAGAGATTTTGATTGTGATAAATTTGTCAAGGATGATATTGACCTTGGAATCAAAATCAGAGAAACAGAAATTAAATTGGAAATCGCTCAGGGACAATTTACTTATTTATTTGGAGGAATTTAATATGGGTGGAGGAACTTATTCATCAGTAGCAAGGACAGAAAGTGGAAGAACTGCATTTTATTCAAAGGCTTCTTCACAGGAAATTTTTAAACAAAAAACCATTAATAATGCCATGAATCCTTTTGGACTTACTCTCAGAGAATCAAGGGATTCTGTAGAGCATCCAAACTCATTAGCAATTATTGTGGGACTTGATGTGACAGGTTCTATGGGTTCTGTTCCTAATTTTTTGGTAAAAAATGGTTTGCCAGAAATAATGGATAGTATTATTAAAGCAGGTATTGCTGATCCTCAAATGCTTTTTCTTGGAATTGGAGATCATGAATTTGACCGTTCACCATTACAAGTTGGACAATTTGAATCAAGTGATGAATTGCTTGATCATTGGTTAACCACTGTATATCTTGAAGGCGGTGGTGGCGGAAATGATGGGGAAAGTTATTTGCTTGCATGGTATTTAGCTGCAATGCATACAGAAATTGACTGCTTTGAAAAAAGAGGTCAAAAAGGAATTCTTATTACAATAGGTGATGAACCCTGTTTGTACCATTTTCCTAAAAGTGCAGTGAAAAATATTATGGGAGACGAACAAGCACAGGACTATAACATAACAGAACTATTTGATATTGCACGTGGAAAATATCATGTGCATCATATTCATATTAAACAAACAGGAGCAGGAAGCAGGCAATCAACGATTGATGGATGGAAACAAATGCTTTCCAATAATCTTCATATTGCTGAAAGACAGGAAGATGTGGCACGGATAATTGCCAATATTGTTGTGGTTGATTCTGTTGTTGATGAAAGTATAGCAGAAGCCCAAATTGAAAATGTTACCGTTACTAATGACAGTGTTACGTCAGAAGACGAAGGAATGATGTTATGATAAAAACCCATGCTGTGATTGGCATGGGGTTTGGTGATGAGGGTAAAGGTCGAGTCGTAGATGATCTTTGCTCCCATCTTAAAAATCCATGCGTAATTAGATTTTCGGGTGGACAACAGGCTGCACATAATGTTGTTCACAAAAATGGACTTCAACACGTATTTGCTAATTTTGGAAGTGGAACTTTACGTGGAATTCCTACAATGATGTTAAAGTATTGCACAATTGATCCCGTAGGAATTTTAAAAGAGTTAAAAATTTTAAAATCAAAAGGAATTAAACCAAAATTATTTATATCAAAAAAATGTCCTGTCACAACTACCTATGATAAAATAGCTGATGTAACACATCAAAATCTTGTGGAGCATAGCAGTTGTGGAGTAGGTGTTGGTAGAACAAAACAAAGAGAAGAAGATTTGTATTCTTTAGTGTTTGGAGATTTATTTCATCCTACTATTCTGCGTATCAAATTACAAATGATTGAAGAGTATTACTGTAGATATATTACAAATACCGGTCATATAAAAAACACAATAAAGGTATGCAATGAGTTAATAAACTCAAAAGAAGTACAGATATCAGAAAATAATAAATTAGGTAAAACTACATTTCATAATGCTGTTTTAGAAGGTTCTCAAGGATTGCTACTTGATCAGAATATAGGGTTTTTCCCTTACGTAACCCGATCAAATACAGATTTAACAAACATAAATAAACCCATTGACAATCTTTATTTGGTAACAAGAGCATATCAAACTCGACATGGAAATGGTCACATGACAAATGAACATATTCCACATAATATAAAGAAAAATCCTTATGAAGAAAATCAAACCAACGTCAATCAAGGGAAATTTAGAATTTCAATTCTTGATTTGGATCTTTTAAAATATTCAGTCAGTAAAGTAATACCTTCAAAACTGATAAAAAAGGTTATTTTAGTAATCACTTGTTTGGATTTAGTAGAAAATGAATGGAGATTTACACTTGATGAAAAAGTAATCGTTTGTAAAACCGAGAAAGTATTTATTTCAAGAATTGCGTATGCTCTTAATATGCATAATATAGGATTAAGCAGATCACCAATTGATTCGATTGTATATAGGGACAATATTTCATATATACATTAACATCCTGTTAGAAAGTTCTTGACTTTTTAATATAAATATACTATTACTATGTATATTAAATTTTTAAAATTAATTGGAGTTTATTATGAGAAATAAAACCATTTCAATTGTTATCCCGCATAGCTTGAATGATGATCTCCAGCTAAAAGCAAAGAATGTAGGAATTCCCCGTTCAAGATTCATTTGTAATATCCTATTACGTTGGCAAGAAAAAAATAATTCATCTGCTCCTACTATAAATAATTGTGCAAATAGAGGAATTGATGGTAGTTGTCTTGAATTTGGTTTAAATTGTCAAGTAGATCAGGATGAAGCTGAAACATGTTCTGGCTATAAAGGAAAAAACTAAATGAGCCTACACACAAAATATAGACCAACAATGTTAAAAAATTATATAGGGAATGATGGAATAGTAGAATCAGTTAAAAACGTAGTTGCAAGAAAAAACCCTCCTGCATCATTTTTAATTACGGGTCCCTCAGGATGTGGAAAAACCACTTTAGGAAGAATTATTGCAAGAGCATTAAAATGTAAAAAGTCCTGTTTCGAGGAACTTGATTCTTCAGTTGATCGTGGTATAGATGCAATAAGAAAAATACTTTCTGATCTTCAGTATCCCCCACTAAATGGACCCAAAAAAATTCTATTATTAGATGAAGCCCACGGTTTAACAAAACCTGCACAAGAAGCCCTTTTAAAAACTTTAGAAAAACCACCAGATTATGTACATTTTATAATCTGCACAACAAACCCAGAAGTTTTTAGTACTACTTTTAAGCGTAGATGTCATAATTATGAAGTAGCACTACTCACAAGTTCTGAATTGATCAAATTGATGCGTTTAATACTCAAGAAAGAGCAAGTTAAAACAACTTCTGATGCAGTATTAGACAAAATCGTAGAATTATCTGATGGAGCAGCAGGGATTGCTTTAAAATATCTTGATATGGTTATTGATTTTACTAATGAAAAAAAGGCTATTAGCACTTTAAAAGCAGCAGGAACAACTGATAATGATGTAAAAGCTATTTGCCAAGCATTACTTAATACCCGTATTAGTGATTCATCAAGATGGTTAAAAGTCAAAAGTCTATTGAAACAAATGACTTTAGATGGTGAAGCTGCAAGACGTCCTATATTAGGTTACATGAATAAAGTCATGCTTAATAATGGAGGTGGTGATGTTGCAATGATCATGCATGAATTTGTAAGAGACTTTTATGCCAGTGGTACTTCAGGATTAACTTTGGCTTGTTATAAAGCTTGTTTTATCAGTGAGGAATAAATATGCCTGAATTAAGAAATTACAGATTAGATATTGAAATTGATGAAAATGATTATGAAAGTGAATGGTTAACTCATCCTTCTGTTTATTTACATTATGCTGAAATTTATGCAGATGTTGTACAATGGAGAGATGATGCAAAATTGAAAATGGAATGGATAGAAGCAAAAATTGATTTGCATATCAGAAAAAATTGGGATGAAGAATATAAATTAACTGAAACAGCCATAAAAAATAAAATCAAAACGTCTAAAAAATTTCTTAAAGTTGCAAGGCATTATAATAAATGCGTTAAAAGAGTTAATTCTTTAATTGGAATTAAAACAGCATTTGAACATAAAAAACACGCTTTATCAAATTTAGTATCAATGAAGATATCTGGATTTTATGCAGAACCAAGAAATAAAGTAAGGGATTTAAAAAAACAGATGTCCATGGAAAGCCATGAAAAACATAAAACATTGTTACAAGAATCATTAAAAAATAGGAGTAAAAAATGAATGAAACACAAGCACAAATACTATTAAATTTCATTGATGAAAACTGGGTACTTTTTACAATTGCAAATAATTCGGATGAAGAAATTTGTGAGGATATCAGAAGTAAATTAGAAAAGATTGCATTAGGAAGAGAATAAATTTAAGCTTATAAAAAAGGAGTAAAAAATGAGCAGTTTTCGGGAAAGAATGAAAAAGAAAAAAGGTGGGTTAAAGAAAAAACACAACCAACCACCTCGTTCAAGTAGTAGTCGTTATCTTACTGTATTTAATAAACAGAAAGTTCCTGATGGGATTAACTTTTTTGTATGTAAAGAAGCAACGCACATTGTTGACATACTTCCATGGGAAGCAGGCCCTAATATGCCTTTTGATGATCAAAATTTACCCATTACAACAGAAGGCGATTTTGATTATGTTCTTGATTTGTATGTACATCAAAATGTAGGAAAAATAAATCAACCTTATGTTTGCCCATTTGAAAATTATGCAAAACCATGCCCTATTTGTGAGTACATGAAAGCAAATAGATTAGATAAAAAAGAATGGAATAACATAAGACCCAAAAGACGTTCTATTTATCTTATTTGGAACAGAACAAATGCAGAAGAAGAAAAGAAAGGCGTTCAAATATTTGATGCCGCCCATTTCTTTATGGAAGAAAAAATTGAAGAAATTGCAAAACTTCCAAGAGGTGGCGGTTACGTTGTATTTTCTGATCCTGATAATGGAAAAAGCGTTTGTTGGACAAGAACAGGTTCTGGACAAACAGGAACAAAATATTTAGGACATCGTTTTGTTGATCGTGAAACAGCTATTCCAGATCGCATTCTTGATAAAACTTTTTCTTTAGACCAAGTTATTAACATGCATCCTGAATATGAATTAATAAAAAAGGGATTTGATGAAGATCAAAAAGCTGCGGGAAAGGCTTCAGATAAAGAAGAAGCTCCATTTGAAAATGAGGATAACTCTGTTGATGATATTCCTGATGATAATATCAAAACTCCAGAAACTCAAGGAGCAGCAAGCCCAAAACCAAAGAAACTTAAAAAACGCAAATTACGGATACGGAAGAAATGAAGCGGTTACGCACCAAAAAAATTGATACGGTGGCGAAGGATTTTGAAGAAAGGGTACAAAAACCCATTTTAAAAAAAACTTCTATCGTAAATCCACTTGAACTTGTTCCTACTGGATCAACCACATTTAATCTTGAATGTTCTGGACAAATTGAAGGTGCGTTTAGAACTGGAAAAATGGTAAATTTAATAGGAGATTCTCATACAGGTAAAACATTATTAGCATTTACTATTTTTGCTGAATGTGCTTTATTGGAACGATTTGATAATTATCGGTTTATCTTTGATGATGTAGAGGCAGCAAATGAATTTAACCTTGAGTATTTATTTGGAAAAGATTGTGCTGATAGAATTGAACAGGATGTAAGAAGCAAAACGATTGAAGATTATAACGATAATATAGCCCGATATCTTGATGAAGGGACCCCTTTTATTCATGTATTAGATTCTTTTGATGGTATGACTTCAGAAGAAGCATTGAAAAAAGATAAAGATAATAGAAAAGCAAGAGAAAAGGGAAATGAAACTACTGGAGATTATGGAGATGGAAAACCTAAAATATTCTCCCGATTCTGTTCGCAAAGAATTCAGGATTTGAATGATAATGGCTCTGTACTTATTATCATTTCACAGACAAGAGATAACATAGGATTTGGAGCACGATTCACCCCAAAAACCCGTTCAGGTGGAAAAGCTCTAAAATTCTATGCGTTTCATGAAATCTGGTTGGCTTGTCAAAAGAAAGAGAAAAAAGGAAAAAGGACAATAGTTACTAATGTGCAAGCAAAAATTACAAAAAATAAGTTAATTGGTAATCATGGTGAAGTTTATTTTCCTATTTTAAATGATTATGGAGTTGATAATCTTAAATCATGTATCCATTTTCTTGTTGATGAGGGTGATTGGACAGGGGCACCAGCAGCAATAAATACAAAAGGATTTCTTGATCGGCATGAAAACACAAAAAAGAAGCTCGTTCATCCTTCTTTAAAAATGATTATAGATGATATAGAAGATAATAATCGAGAAGATGAATTATTTAATCTTTGTCAAAAAACATATGATGAAGTAATGTTAAAATTAAAAACAAACCGAAAACGTAAGTACTAATTAAAAGGAGAAGTAAAATGCCAGAACGTAAAAAAAGAAGAATTGAGGTAAAAGTAGGTAAAACAATTAATCTTGGTAATTTTGAAAATGTAAAACTTGAGGCATCCGTTTCAACTGTAATTGCAGATAAAGCAGACATTGAAAAGGCTTTTGATTCTTTATGGGAAAAATGTAATTTACAAATTGAGGATCAGGTTGATCTATATGAAAGTGCTGTGGATGAACCTGATGAAACAGAAGAAATTCCTGAACCTGAGGAAGAAGTTGAAGTTGAAACTGAGAAAACTCTTGAAGATGAAGAGGACATTACTGAAGAAGGTATTGAAGCAATGTCCAAAAAAGAATTAGTTCAACTCTGTAAAGATGCCGAAGGACTTGAGGACATTGATACTTCAAAAGGAGTTAAAGCTTTAAGGGCTTTAATTATTGATGCTCTATTTGAAGAAGAACCAGAAGAAAATGATCCAGAAGAAGCTGATCCTGATTCTGGAACAGAAGAAACTGGTGGAAATGATGCTGGTGATGATGAATGGGGAGATGAAGACTGGGAAGATTAAACATTTAACTCTTGTGAGACTTTTCAGGTTCGTTACCAGCATAAGAAACATAGACACTTTGGCTGGCGGGGAAAGTCCCACAATACAAAAATAAAAGGAAAATATGGAACGAAAACGTATATTATTAATAGATACCCACTTTCAAATAATACCACTGGATATGTGGGCGTAACTCAAGTAAATAATAG